CCTCTGATAATGTCAAAGGTTCGGTTGCTGGTGCTGTAACTAATCTATAATTAGGCATTATTTTTTACCTTTTTTCTTTTCTGGTGTTTCGATAACATTGTTTACTACTGCCGTTTCTGTGGCTTCAACTTTTGGCACTTCAATTACTTCTTTGCTTGCCGCGTTTTCTGTAACCTCAATAGCATATCCGCTTTCGATTAGTTCACTTGCTAAAGTGCCGGCTATTTCAGCTTGTTCACCTTGCCCATATGCTAGGTTAAATCTACCTACTGGGCTTCTTTTAAATTCTACTTTCATTGTTTTTTTAGTTAGGGGAGGTGTTACCCTCCCCATTTGACAAACTATATCAAATCATACCCCATGACAAGGTCTTATTAGGTAGTGGTAGCGTCTAAGATTGCACCGAATACCTCTGGTTTGGTAAATGCCATATCCCAGAATGTATTTGCAACGATACGCACTTGGCCAGTTCTTGCCAAAGTGTACGGATCAATTGTAACATCCATACCACCAAATTGAGCTAAAACTGACTTTTGGAAATCTCCGCAAATGATAGCCGAACAAACTCCAGTGCTTGAACCTTTATCTAAGTTACTAGGCACGTTTGAAGTAATGGCAGTAATCTTACCATCAATTACACCAGGAGTACCAGTGAAATAATTTTGGTAAGACATAATCATTGCACCGCTTCCACTTCCAATTTCAGTTTGCTTTAATTTCGCCTCAACTTTAGGATTGATTAAGAATTTCAAGTTTTCAACGGTTGCATTGGCAGTACCTAATTTTTGCACTAATTCTAACATTTTTGGAAGTGTCGGCGCACCTCCATTGGTTCCGATTACTACGTTTTGGATATTAGGGGTTCCTAATAATCCTAAAGGCTGCCCGTCTGCATCAGTTCCGTTGATATAAGCAGCTTCAACGGTTGCGTAAATCGATTCCATTAAAGTTGTTAAAACTCTACCTTCTAATTGAGGGTTTTGGATTAACAATTGTTTACTCATTGGAATATAAGTTCCTAATCTATGAGGGGTTAACGGGCGGTAAGCGGTAGTTGGTGAACCATCGGCAAGTTCTGCTGTTTCTGTTCCCCAGCTTGATGTCGCACCAGTTCCAAAACCAGTTAAATCAACATTGTTTGAAAGGTTAGTTTCAAAAATAACTCCCAATGCTTGCAACACACGTTTTGCATAAAGTGCATCAAATGCCCAGTTTTTATCTGTTTGGATAGTGTTACCTCCACCAGTTGCCGAACCCGCACTCATCGCACGCTTTTCGTTAACTACATTCATAACGCTTTCAGATAGATAAATACCAGAAGTGGTAAAACCTTTTGAACGCGCTTCCTTCATTGATTCATCGGCAAGTTCTTTTTCTAAACCAGATAAAGGCTTGTTTTCAATCAAAGAGTTGATTACATTCCCAAATGAGAAATTACGCATTTCTTTTTTCTCGCTATCACTCTTTCCGTTTGGTGATAACTTACGAGCTTCTAATGCTGCTTGCTCTGCATTGCGTTTTTCTAATTGCAAGGCAAGTTCTACTTCACCATGTAATTTTTCTTCGCTAGTCATTGCGTTTCTCAATTCTGTTTGTTCAGCATCGGTCAAAGTTTCTTTTGCCGATAATTCAGCTATCTTAGCTGTGAAGGTGCTGCGTTCTTCAATTAATTGTTTTGAAGTTTTCATTTATTTGGATTGTTTAATTTCTAATTTGAATTTCTCTTTTAACTCTTGTCCAGTTGGCTGTTTTGGTATCAATATTTCATCAATAATACTTTGGCTTCTTGCACTTACCGAAGCATTTGCATTACCATAAGCCTGAAATGTCACGCCACCCATTTCATAGATTTTATCTATCTTTTCGATAGTTCTATAAACCTTTGAAGTTCCGTCTGCATTTTCTCTACGTTCCCAATTTGAGCCTTTTTGAGAATCACTTGAAAAAATAAAACTTGAACCTTTGATAAATCCTAGTTTTATATCTTCTGCCAAAGCTTCTGCACATTCGTTTTTAGGCATATATGAATATCTTACGCCTTGCTCATCTTTTACGATTGTTAAATCATCTGATTTGCCAGTTGTGCGGCTACATAGTAATTCTAAAGAATGATTCCTACATGAAACTACATCGCTCATGTCGCACTCATCTAATGCACTTGGTTTAATCATTTCCATAAATGAACCGAAAGGAGTTCTAATTTCAGTCCATTGGTTGAATACTACTCCAGTACCATGAACCCAAATAGGCATATCTTCGCCTTCTCCCTCGCTTCTTAACTCAATGCTTCCGACTATATTTCTAAGTTCGGCATTGTCGCTAAATTGTTTTATAGTGTCTTTCTCGTTTTTCATCTTAATTGGTTCCTCCATTATCTGGCCCTTTTTGGCTCGCTTGGCTTTGGTCTTTTGATTGCCAAAATTCCTCGCTCATGTCGGCTGGAATCATGTTAACTGGGTCTAAAAGTTTGTTTGCTGAATCTTCTTGAACGGTGTTTAAGTCTAAATACTTTCTACCCTCATTAGCTGTTATAAAGCCTGATAATCTTAGTCTTTGTAAGTAAGTTGATATTGCTGAACTATCCCCGCGCATTAATTGAGCTACCTCAAAACGGGCATCTAAAAGGTCCATTTCATCAAACCTAAATAGCTTTCTTTCAATTTCTTGCTCTAGTTTAACAAACCAAGGCATCAAACAATCTGTTACATACTCAATATTAAGTTGCTCTAAATTGCTTGAACCAGTTGCCCCTGCTTGTAATTTACTCAAAGGCATTCTAAACCAACGTGCAATATCTGCCACATTAAACTCCCTTGTTTCAACCATTTGAGATTCATTTGGCTGTGCTACTAACTTTTGAAATTTTGCGCCTGAATGTAATAGTGCTATCCCATTATTTGATCCGTTTTCGGTCTTATATGACTTACTAAATGAACCGACAATACTCTTAGCTTGGTTTTCATCTTTAACAACTCCAGGCACTTCAATATAACCTCCTAAAGTTGCACCAGTTCCAAAGAAACTACTAGCATAAGTTTGGACCGCCTTAGCAGATCCGATTGATTCGGCACCATAAACTAGAATTGATTTGCCTACATATCCATCACCCATACCGCGAACATGGAAAATATTATCTTCGCTAAAATTCCCTATGATACCAGCCTCAATATCGTTAACCAAATAATATAATCTTTGGTCAATTATTGAAACGGTTACAAATTTTGGGTTTATGATGTAAAGGTCGGTAGGTGTTGCGTTCTTATCTCTTTTAATTAAAGCGTAACCATTGCCATAAAGTAAAGCGTTCTTAATTAAAGTTTGTCTAAATGTAAAAGGGGTTGATAGGTTGCTAGGCATCTTATTTAAAAGTGCGCTTGCCCTATGTTTTGTTAGTGATTTATTGCCTTTAGAATCGTATTGAAACACTCTAAATGGCACTTTTGCGGTATCTTCTGAAATATTCCTTAAGCAAGAATAAAAAGAACTTACCATTATAGCGGTTTGGTCTGTAATAACCTGACCGCTTGGGTTCATTAACCCAGAAAAGAAACTTTGAGCCTGACTAAGTACATAGTTTTGCTCGATAAGGCCGCCATATGTAGCGGGTGCTTTGCGTTCCTCCCTTGAAATGTTAAAACCCAATATTCTCATATCGGGTTCAAAATTAAGCACGTTTTACGCGTGTTTAACCAGTAGTTTACTTTTGTTAAGTAGATTGTTAAGGCTTATTTGCCTTATACCATTGTGATTTTAGGCTTCTAAAACTTGCATAATCTTTACATTTGTTTACGTTTTCGCGCTTATTGTGCCACTTTTCGAGGTCAATATAAAGCTGCTCTTGCGTTTTTTCTCGGTTCTTTGGGTCTATTAACATTTTAATAAACTTTCCAAAGTATTGGCTTAATGTCATTATTCTTCTGGGTTTAAAAGTGAGAAAGTATAGTGTTGTCTTAAGTTGCTCCAAAACAATTCATGGTTTTCTTCAATTATATTAATTATATAATTTTGCATTATTTTATCAAACTCTTTTGTTGTCATAATTATTCTACATGAAACGCGTATGATTTAACAACTGGGTTTTCCTCCCAATATTGCAACATTCGCCCGATTGCATTTATTGCGGCTGCGATTCCGTCAATTTTATTTTTAGACTTACCCTTTGAAATTTTAGTGTTACCGTTGTCGTCTGGTTTTCTCATTTCTACATTTGATAGCATCCACGCCGTTATAGGGTTGTTATCGTGTTCAATTTGGCCTTTCATTACCCATTCGTAAAACTGGTTGGTAGGGATTGTTTGTTTGAATACTGATTGACTAAACGCTTCTAAACTCAAAGAATAGTCATTGTATGCAGTTGTTGCAAAGAAAGTAAGGTAGGCCGAATCATATGCAATTGGCTTATAATTAAAATTTCCGCAAATATCTACCAAGTCACGAATAATAACATTTAGATCCGTTGCATCCCCTTCGGTTAACTTAATCAACCCTTCGCGCTCCCATTGTTTGAAATTAAGACTATCCGCGCGGCTTCTTTTGTCTGCCATATCTTCGGGGATATAGTATTTAAAAAACAATCTTACCTTTTCGCGGTTTTCATCTGGAACTGCTATACATAAGGCTGAAAAATCACCATTGACCGCACCATCAATACCTATAAAACATTCTTGCCCGTAATAATCTGATAACTTTAAATCCTTACCTAGTGCCTCCCACTTCTTACTATCTATCCAGGTTGCTGAACTATCTGCCCAAATGTTTAATTTTTTGGTTATAAAATTGGGTTGCTTGTGAGGTTCATTGACGGCCTCTGTGAAATCAACTATAAAATTTTCCTCTAAAACTGATACGCCCCAATTTGGATTAGCAATTTTCCAAACTTCGGGGTTTCTCCAATCTACTTTACCTTTTTTTTCTGGTGCCGCGTAAATTAAAATTAAGTGGCTGTCATCTTCAATCAATCCGTCTAAAATCTTTTTACAAGTTTTTAAATGTTGGTGGTAAACTCCGTTTTTATCTGTACCGGCTGTGCTTATTGAAATGAATAGAGGTTGTTCCCTTGCACCCATACCCGACTTTAAATTATCCCTTAACTCGTTAGTAACTTGCAAGTGTTCCTCGTCAAAAATTACTACACTCGCACCTTTGCCCTCTGTTGCATCGGCCTCACTTGATATGTACCTTATGTAAGTTTCGTTTTTCTTTACTATTAATCTGTGTTGCCTTTGGGTGTATCGTGCTGCTAGTGCTGGAATTCTCTTAACAATTGATTTTGCAGCCTCGAAACAAATTGCCGCCTGGTCTTGCGTTGTTGCAGCCATGAATATTTGCCCGCGCTCGTCTTTATCTAAATAGCTACAAGCTAATGCAATGGCCGCGCCTAACTCGGTCTTACCATTTTTCTTAGGAACATTAAGAGTAACTTGTTTAAATCTTCTTAACCCTGATTCGCGATTAACCCACCCGAACATCATGGCAATAAAAAACGCTTGCCAATCTTCTAACAAGAATGGCCTACCCGCCCATTTGCCCTGTGTAAATTCTAGTTTTTCAATGAACGCTATATACTTATTCGCTATTTCTGGCTTAAACTCAAACTTGCTGCCATTCTTAACTTGGTTTAAATGCCACGCGACTAACTGGCTAATCCATTTACCATGATTAACTTTTTTAGATTGAATGTTGTTTATGTAGCGTTCGTATTTAGTCATTTAACTCAATGTTTATAAGTGTTTGTTTTATCGCAATACGCTTGAGCATCTTCTAAATTTTGAAATGTACCAACAATAATAGAGTGGTAAAATTTATTTGCTACATTGTTTATAGCTACCGCGTGACTAATGTCTTTATACTTATTAATAAGTTTTTCGTCTAGCATAACTATTGCTAAAACCTTTTCCTCAAAAAAGTGTACAAATTTAACTGGCAATAAAATTCTTTGCCCTGCTATATAGTAGCTTATTACTCCGTATTGGTTCATTTCTGCTATCATTTTTATTTAAATGGTTGTTTTGTTTTTATTTACCCTAGCATTTTGGCTATTCAAATTTATGTGAGTTGCTGTTTTAATTGTCAAATTCTGCAAACTTATCTCCCTCTTTTTGGTCTGGTGCGCTAATCCTGGTTCTACTTGCTGG